AACATTTAAACCTAGAAAGGATTTTGGTTTAGATGATACAATGAATGTTTATGGATGTATTCAATCATCTTTTAAAATATCAGAAGAATTTGAAAAAATGCTTAATGGAATTCTTAAAGGTGATTCAAAAGCTAGAATTTTAATGTCTCTTAATAAACCATTTTGTAGAAGTCAAGTATCTAGAATATTTAATTTATTAGGTGAAAATGATTTTAAAAGACTTTTATTTTATCCAGCTCTAGATATAACTAGTTATATGAATTTAGTTAAATTATCAGATGTCATTCTAGACCCATATCCATTTGGTGGATGTAATACAAGTTTTGAAGCTTTTGATTACAATATTCCAGTTGTTTCAATGCCAACTAAATATTTAAATGGTCGATTTACTTTTGGTATGTATAAAAAAATGGGTTTTCTTGATATGATTGCAGATACACCACAAAATTACATTAATATTGCAATTAAAACAGGAACTGATAAAAAATTCAAAGAAACTATTAAAGACAAAATTAATAACTCTAAACATTTATTATTCCAAGAAAAAGAAGCAATTATTGAATGGTCTTCATTTCTAGAATCAGTTTATCGTTGAGAGTGTCTTAAATTTTGATACTTTGCGGTATAATTTAAAGTAAAATTAAATAACACATTTTTTTATTATTTTATTTGATCTTCTAGGAACTAAAATATGTTTTTGATTTTCATTTTGATTTTCATTTTGATTTTCTTTTTGATTTTCTTTTTGATTTTCTTTTTTATTTTTTATATTATTTGGTCTTTTTGGAGAAGCTTGAGCAGGTTGAGGAGCTGGAGAAGATTTAGAAGATTTAGAAGTTTTCATAAATGTCGTTGCAAAAGGACTAATTAAACTCAATGTTTCTCCATTATTAGTATTACTATTAGTAATAAGTTGTTTAAGATTTTCCAAAGTTAAAATTGGTTTTTTTGGTTTTGTTTTATTAGACATTTTATTAGACATTTTATTATTTTATTATTTTTTATTTTATTATTTTATGAGAATTTAAAAAAAATTAAAAAAGTATTTTTACTAAAAAGTTTCTTTAATTATATTAAATATTAAATAATTAATATATAATATATAATAAATATTAAAAGAAAATGACAAATGATACAACTCATATTTTAACATTATTAATAATAATAAATGTTGCTCTATGTTCTTATTATTATATTTTACATAAAGATACCATCAGTAAAAGAGAAGAAGATAAATTAATTTTACAATTAGAAGAAAAATTCTCAGATAAAAATATTGATAATAATTCAAATCCTAATAATAAAAATTCAAAAGAAGGTTTTATTCCAGCTATTTGTAATGGTTTTCACGATAAATTTTTTAATAATAACAAATTCCTAGGATGGAGATTATTTTATTTACAAAATCAAAATAAACAAATGGTTGAACCAGATACTAACTTTCAAGGTATAGTTACTAAAAATTACTTAAATAACTTACCAAATGTACAAAATGATGTTACACCACCTAAATATCAAATCCGCTAAACTTTTTACCATAAAAAAGCCTGTTGGCTTTTTTATTGAAAAAGTTTTATCAAAAACACTTTTTCTTAAAATGCTTTTTAATTTTTTTGTTAAAAGTTTCTTATTGGATAATAAGATTATAAAATTATAATATTATAAAACAAAATATTAAAAGAAAAATATTAAAATGTCATATATATCAATGGATAAAGAATTAGATTATCAGCATCCTTTTTTAGTTTTATCAGACAATAATAATATTTGTCAAACTTGGGGTAATGCTTTGCAAAATCGTAATTTTCTAGATAATACTTATAATAAATTTACTGAAGAAGATCAAAAAAAAATTAAAGATAATTTAAAAAATAGAACTTGTCAAATGGTTGATAATGTTAATCAGTGTTTTACAAGCAATGGGGTATTAGAAACTTGTAAAAAATTACCTGATGAACATCCTAAAAGTATTAGAGACATTATGACTAAAATAGATACAATGGCTCAAAATAAAAAAAATGAAATGTTAGTTAAATTAACTAGAGTTATCGAAAAAAAAAGATTACAAATCGATAATTTAATTAATCAATATGCTTCTAGAAAAACTATGATTAATATGAACCAAGGATTTAAAGCAATAACAACTTCTAGTATTAATAAAAATCAAGAATTGAAAAATAATTTAGGTGATGAAATCGATGATGTTGATAATTTAAAAGAATACGCATCAAATGATAATAAAATTATTAGAAATAAAATGGAATGGTATTCACATAAAAATAATATTATTAAAATTACTTTAAAGGTTTTATTATGCTTTATGGTTTTTATTAATTTCTTATTTATCTTAAATATTAGATTGAATTAAAAACACTTTTTACCGTTAAAAGTCCTTATGGGCTTTTAACTGAAAAAGTGTTAGCAAAAATACACTTTTTACCGTAAAACCACATATGGTGGTTTTAACTGAAAAAGTGTTAGCAAAAAAACACTTTTTATAAAATCTTTTTGACAAAACTTTTTTAAAAAAAGTTTAAAAGTGTTTTTAATTTTTTTTTGATTTTTTTACTTTTTTTGATTTTTTTGATTTTTTTGATTTTTTTACTTTATTTTTGGAACCACCCATAATTAAACAAGGTTTTTTATTTCTCATTCCTTTTATACAAGGAGGATTTTGTTCTGCATTAACTAAAACTCCCTCTGCGCGAAGTGTATTATCATTGATTATTTCATTTATTCTTTTAAATATTTCTTTAAATTGTTTTAAAGTGAATTGTTTTTTTACTTGTGATTGCATCTTTTGTCTTATGTTATTATTTAAACTATTATATGTTTCTGGAAAGTAATCCTTAAAATTTTCTAAGATATTCGTAAAATATTGAAAAAGTAATATATAATAATCATTTTTAAATAATTTTATGTTATGTAATTCTGTAGGATTTGTATTATTTAATTTAATTAATCTATCAAAAAAATCAGTTTTTAATAATTCACTAAAATAATAATTAAGATCACGAATATTTTTAGTACTTATAGCTGTTTGAAATCTTTCTAAATAATTAATTAAAACTTCATTTAAATATTCAATTTCTGTAGAATTCATAATTTAGATTATAAAAATTTTATTTATTTTTAAACTTTAAAAAGAAAAAAAATTAAAAAAGAAAAAATTAAAAAGTAAAAATGAAATATTAAACAATTAAAAAGAAAAAATTAAAAAGTAAAAATGAAATATTAAACAATTAAAAAGTGTATTATTCAGCACAAGATTCTTCTTCTTCTTTTTCTTCTTCATCATTGGGTGCAATCTTCCAACCTTTCCATTTCTTTTTATTATTTGGTTTCCCGATAATTTTAGTCATACGATTTTCAAATTCTCGGCGATTATATTTTGTTGTATTAGTAATACCACTTTGGGTTAAAAATCCTCTAAAAATTGGAAAGACATCATCAATTCCTAATGTTGTATTAGGGTCTTCTCGTAAGAATTCTTCAATAAACTGTTTATAAATATCACTATTACTGCGATATGTGGCAGTATTTAATAAAACTTCTTGAGGTTCTGGAATACCGTGAATACGATAACCTTTTTGATAACATTGAATTAATTTATACATAAAAACTTCGCCCCATCCCGCTAATTTAGTTTGGAGATTACGGTCAATTGGAAATTCATATTTCTTTTTAGGATTTGGGTTATCACAAAAACGAGAAATAAATTGAACAACACGAATACGGCGCCAAGTTGCATCTTCATTTGACGGAATAGATGGAAGTTCATTACAAGTTAAAACTAATTTAAATTTAGGACGAAAAGTAATTGGAGAACAATTCAATTTACGAGCAGTAATATCATCACCACCTGTTAATTGTCGCATAAAACCAACTTGAATTTCAGCACCTACTTCGGCTTCATCTAAAGCAATAAATTTTTTACCACGGGTTTCAGCTAGAACAGGACTAGCACCCTCTGAATTACCTCGTCCCTGAGTTAAAGCAGTACTAGACATAGAACCACAATATCCACCTAAGGTTTTTTTAAATAAATCAATTAACATAGATTTACCATTACCACCACCACCAGTCCAAATATGGAACTTTTGCTCTTTATTAGAACCGTGTAAGAAACTCGCTAAAAGAGTAAGAACATAATTACGAACTCTTTCAATCGGTAAAATCTTAGTAAGAAAATCTTCAACATAAGCCATTTTTTCATAATCTTCAGCATCAGGATGTTCAATATAATTAATATTAGTCGATAAACTAATATTATCCTCAGGATACCCCTCACGAAAGACATTCTTATCTAAATCATAAATACCATTAAGAAAATGTAATAAATTATCATTAGAATCTAAATCCTCTTCAAATTTTTCATCAAAAAAGAATTCTTGACATTGTGTAAAAACAGAACTACAAAAAGCCGTATTTCTCAGTTTAAGAGAAAGTTCATTAGCAGTTGTTGCTCTTTTAGTCCAAGTTTCTTTATCAGGTTCATCACCGTAAATTTCATTTGACTTTTTATTACAAAATGCTGCATATTCAATATAATCTTTAGCCACATCTGAAGAAATTTTCTTTTTAAGACCCGAACCACGTTCATTATAAACCCAACGATGCTGTTTATATTGATACCAACGGGAATGGGCAATAGAAGAACATTTAAATTCGTGCTTGAATTTTTCATAAATATAAGAAGCAATATCTGTATGAGTTTTATTCATAGAAACATACATCAAACGACTTAATGAATCACGACTGATTTCTTTGTATTTTTTTTTATTATCTTCAATAGCCCATTTATGTAATGTGCCTATACCTAGACAACTTTCCATTACACGACTTTGAGAACGAGCCCATTCATTTTGACAACCAATTTCATCAAATTTACCAGGTGCAGCTTTTTTACTAAATTCCATAAAAGCATTTTCAAGTCGTGAATCAATGTTAGATAAACACCAACAAACACGAATCCAATCCTCAAATAAAGTTGCTCGTTTTGTTGATAAACATTCTTTAGCTAATCGTTCAGCTAATTCAAAGTCTTTATCATCAACACGATTTTTATTCAATTTACGAGAATCCATATTCAAATTTTTAGTTGTTGCTGTTTGAAGAGGTTTTTTAGGATTAGGACCAGTTATTTTACTAGAAGTATCTTTGTCTTCCTCAGGTAAATTTTGGTACTTTTCATTAACAAAATCCTCAATACCATTTTTAATAGGTGTTAAGACTTTCTTATTACTAATCGATAATTTTTTTAATAAACTAAAATGATGCTTGGCATCATTCTTTAATTCAGTTTTTAAAGGAATATCAACACATTCACCACTACTAACATCATAAATATGAGTAATAATATAAGGTTCATTATTTTCTTTACAAGACCCATACATAAACCAATTGTTATTTCTAATTACTGCGTGGTCAATAACAGCACGCATATCATTAGTTGTTTTAATTTTAGCAAATAAATCTTTAATAACAGGACTATCAATCATTTCATTACGAATAATAAATTGTAATTTATACATAGGACATAATTTAGGAAAAACAATATGAATACCATCTTTTAATTCTTCTTTATTACGATTATAAACTTTTGATTTTTCCATTACATAAGCAATTTCATTATTCTTTAATTCATCAGCATCAATGTATTTTTCTAAAATACGATGAAACTCTTTTAAATATACTTTAATGTCATCTTGAGTATAAAACTTTTTTGAATCGGGATTATCAATTACATTTTGACGGAAATCTAAATCAATTAAAATAGGACTTACTTCAGGATGATGTGATTCAGTTAAACTGATACTTTCTTTTTTCTCAAATATATCACGGGCATAAACTCGCAAAAAATCATCAATTTTTTCCGGAGGAATATGATAAGAACCAGAACCTCTC